TTGGCCTGTGGACCCAAGCGACCGAGCTGGAGCGTGGAGAATACTTATTGAGGCTCTGGCTTGCGGAGTAAACAAACTGCGCGTCGAGGAATTGGCCAAGAAGTGGGGATGCACTGATGCCGATTTGGTTGCAGCGACCTAGATGCCACCCTCCATCCGTCTAGAAGCGACGGGTAGGGAATCACGCCGAGAGGCACAACAGGGAGAGATGGTATGCCCTACGACGACATCGACCGCAACGACCCAGACATGCAGGATCCCCCAATCTGCCGCCACCGCGCAGGGGATCCGGATTGCATGTGCCATGATGCAGAGGACGAGGCCAGGAATGCCCTGGACATCGCTAACGCAAAGGCGCACATCACCGAACTGAGGATGATCATCGACGAGGCCCTTGCGCCTCCCACGGACTGCCTGATCGAGTCCGAAGAACTGCGCACCAAGCTCGACATCCGCGCCAAGGTGCAGGCCATTGTGGACGCGATTTGGGAAGATCTGTAGAACCCGTGGAGAGCCCACGGCAGGCGCGGCGTTTGTCGGGTGGACGGCGTCGCGCCTTTTCTCTTGCTTCTGCTCGCGCAGGAGCGTAGATTCCCAACATGCGCCGGAGTGCGACCCGACGCGACGAGACATAGACGACCTTCTGGCCGTCCCCCTGGCCTTCACGGGCTCCGCAAGGATGGTCGCACACAGGGGGGCGGTTCAATTGGAGAGATCAACATGAACGCGCTTACTGAATTTCAAGGCGTGCTTTCCGCCAAGAAAAACGCCATTGCTGGACGCCTTCCAGCGCACCTTCGCGAGAACGCCGACCGCATAGTCAAGATCGCATTGACGGCGGCAGCGAAGAACCCCAAGATCCTGCAGTGCTCGCAAGAATCTGTGATGATGTCCATCATGCAGGCGGCGGAACTCGGTTTGGAGCCAGGAGGATTCCTTGGCGAGGGGTACCTTGTCCCATACGGCCAGACCTGCCAGTTCATTCCCGGATACCGTGGACTGATCTCGCTTGCTCGTCGCTCCGGTCAGATCGTGTCGATCGAGGCCCACGCCGTCTACGCCAACGATGAGTTCGTTGTCGAGTTCGGGCTTGATCCAAAGATGATCCACAGGCCGACCCTGAGCAAGAATCGCGGCGACATCACGGCGTTCTACGCTGTCGCTCGCATCGTAGGCGGTGGCGTACAGTCCGACTACATGACAAAGGCAGATGTCGATGCGATCCGCGCTCGTAGCAAGTCCGGGAACTCTGGTCCGTGGGCGACCGACTACGTCGAGATGGGCAAGAAGACGGTGATTCGTCGCCTGTTCAAGACGCTCCCTGTCTCAGTCGAACTGTGCCGCGCTCTCGAACTCCAGGCAGGCGCAGAATCCGGGGACTTCGATCCGTCTCTCGAAGTGGCGCAGGCCGATGCCGAAAGAACAGACGGACTCAATGCCGCCGCAATTGCCGCCGCCGCGAACCGTGGGCAGATCGGAAATGAAGGGGCGCAGGCATGACCGTCAAACTCTGCTACATCGACACCGAGACGACTGGCCTTGACGCCAAGAGGCATGGGATTATCCAGCTTGCCGCGATCATGGAAATCGACGGCGAAGAAGTCTCTACGTTCAGCGAGAAGATGCGCCCCGCATCGACGTGCGCGGCTGATCATTCGGCGCTGGAGATCTCAGGAAACACGGTCGAGATGATCAAGACGTATCGGCAGGAATCAGAAGTCTATCGCGACTTTGTGGAATGGCTTGGGCAATTCGTTGGCAAGTTCGACAAGATCGACAAAGCGTTTTTCTGCGGGTACAATTCGCCGTTTGATGTCGAGTTTGTCCGAGCCTTGTTTGAGCGAAACGGAGACAAGTTCTTTGGCTCTTGGTTCTGGTCTGGATCCATCGACGTGATGGGCGCGGCTTTATGGTCGCTCCGGGATCAGCGTCCAAGGCTGGAAAACTTCAAGCTGGGAACAGTCGCCGAGCACGTCCTAGGCTCGCGTGTCGCCGAGTTGACCGCCGACGCCGGACTGCATGATGCGTTGACCGATATTCGCTTGACTCGCGAACTCCATATGAGGGTTCGAGCATGACCGCCCAGCTCATCCTCAACGAGCCGTGGGACGCCTACACCAAGTCCCGCGCCCTCGGATCCTCCGCGCTCCATGCGTGGGGGACGATGGGTCGCGCTCAGTGGTCCGCCGACTACCTCGAATCGGATGCCTACAGCGACGACGACGGCCCGGAAAACGGCGCAGGTGCCAAGGAGGGCGGCGACTACATTGACGCGCTCCTGACTGGGAACAAGCCCGCGGACGGGTTCACCATCAAGCCGGAGGGCATGATATTCTCGACCAAGGACGGGAAGGCATGGCGCGACGAGCAGAACGCCGCCGGAAAGACCATCATCTCCGCGCAGCAGGACCGCGAAGTACGAAGGGCGCTCCCGATGGCTCGCGAGGCTCTGAACGTGCTCCTGAACATCGGAGGGACCGTTTCCTACCAAGCCACGCTCCGGGGCGAGGTGGAGGGCCTGACGATCCAGACGAGGCCGGATATGTGGATTGACGCGCCGGACGTTCTGGTAATTCCTGATCTCAAGTACGTTGGCCAGATCGACAAGTTCGCCCGCGATTGGGTGGGCTCGCGATACGAAATCCAGACTGCCGCCGGGGTTCACCTCGCGAGGCTCGCAGGCATCACCAAGCGCATCGAGTTCCGGTTCCTCCTCGTCGAGAGCGGGACCGAGAATCCGCGCTGCCGGTGCCCGCGGATTCCTGAGGCGCACGTCGAGCAGGCAATCCGACGCTTGACAGAGCGATGTGCCGACATCGTCTCGGTGCGCGATTCTGCGCTGGGCTTCGTCGACACTGTCGAGTTCGACGACATGGAATTGCCTAGATGGGCGAAGAACAAGCTCGAATCGAGGTGGGACGCATGACCTACCTCGACCGCATCCTCCACGGCCTGGACTGGCTGTTCAGCAATCGTGCGCCGGATGAACAGCAGTTCGCCGCGTTCATGGCCCTATGGCTCGCCGCGTGCCTCTGTGTGTACCTGGGCATGTCGGCCTATTCGCGATGGAGGAACCGCCGTGTACCGCGCTAAACCACAGCCGTACATCCCATACGACCACGCCCGGCGAGCACAGCGCGGGGCTGAGTTCGAGACGGCGAAGAAGCTGATGGAGAATCAGCACGTTCGCAAAACCATAAACCAGAAATTTCTAAGCGCACGGCCTGACAGGTTGCGGCTGATGGGAGAGAAATGAGCCGAGGAAGCAAATTCAGCGCATGGCTCCTCGCCGTCCGCGTGACTCCGCAGGCATTATCAGCACTCAAAGAGCAGCGCGAACAGCTATGGTCAACAATCGATGCGGTTCTCGAAGAGAATGCAAAGCTGAGGGGCGAAGTCGACAGCCTCCGCTCCGCTCCCGTGGCGCTGATGGTGCCAGGGATGGATGATAATGCGGAACTCCTGCCCATCCTTGAGGAAGCAGGAAAAGACCTGGATTGCGGCAGAATTGCATTAAATGCTTGGATCGTCAAGCATGCCAATCAGACCCCTTCCTCACGTCTCCTCAAGGACGGTGAGGTGGCGGTTGATAAGACGCGCTTCTCGATTATGGATCGCATCGCAACCACTGTCATTTTGGCGACCGGAGAAGGGGCTTTACGCTCTCGGTGGTGGCCGGAATTGGCGACCCTCGCCGCAAAACTTGATGCCCTCCGCTCCCAGCGAGCGGCGGAAGGGGGAGCGGCATGAACAGCCTCATCCCCCAGGAGTGGATCGAAAAGGCCGAGCAAGCCCAGCTCGACGCCAATGGAGGCTTCAAGAAGCCGAACCCGTGCATCGCCAAGTTCGGGCGCGGGCCAGAAGGGCGCAAGTGCAAGGACTGCGCGATCCTTCGACGCCGCCAGTACTCCAAGACCTACATCAAGTGCATGGCCCGAGGAGATACCGCTTCCGTGGCCACGGACCACCTCGCCGGCTGGCCAGCCTGCATCCGGTTCCTGGACACGAAGCGGACGGCTCCTACAACGCACTTCCTCAAGATCCAGGAGCCCCACTACACGGAGCAGGCGGAGGGACGCAAGACATTCGAGCTCCGCCAGGAGGACACGCGCTACTTCTGCGTGGGCGACGTGCTCGTGCTCCACCGGTTCCCGTGCGACGAGGCGTCTACTCTCGCCCGGCGCGTCACGCACCTCCTCCGAGGCCCAACTATGGGGCTGGCCGAGGGTTGGGTGATCCTCTCCACGGTTCCTGTCGGAGACATGGAGGAGTTGCCGTGAACGACTCCACTCCTCCAGTACCGAACGGAGACGGCGAACCCCTGGTGTCCATCCTGACTGGAGAGCTCGAGGAGGTCGTCGACAAGCGGAAGCGGATCGCATGAGCATCGCCACCCTAGATCCTCTCCAGCCCCTCGTGCTCCGCCTCCTGCGTGCCAGGCCGAGCACCACGGAGGAGCTTCGCAAGCGGATCAACGAGGAGGGCGAGATGATCACGTCCTCTCGCCTGTCCGCCATCCTCCACGACCTGCGGGCGAGCGGACGTATCAACATCCGACGCCACTGCCAGATCGTCCCATCCCACCAGCCGCGCCGGCAGGTGTGGCATCTCCCAGGACAAGAAGCATGAGCCTCGAACACGAGATGCGCATCCTCTCCTTGAGGCTTCGCGAGAAGTACGACCTCGACTCGGTCGTGGTCCTGAGTAGCCGGGCTAGAACGCCCAGCGTACCGACGCGATGACGCCTGGGCGAGCGCGATCTACCACCGCGCCGCCCTCGAATTCGAAGTTCCCCCAGCGACGAGACACGGACGCGGTCGGGCGGATCCCGTCCACATCTCCGATGATCCCCGCACCAACCGACCAGCGAGATGCACGTGGCCCGGCAGCCAGGGCCGCGGTGCACTCCTGCAGGTCGTACTCGCGCTGGAACAGCTCCCCGCCCATCGAATCGATTACCATCTCGCGCGCCGAATCGACCACAGCGTCAGCCCGCACAGCGGCCCCAGGGAGCCAGACCGTGTCACGCGCCGTGTCGTTGGCGATGGAAGCGGCGATCCTCCCTGGAACGGCCCTCGCTGGGCGCGCCAGCCACACTCTGGCCAGTGAGTCGCCGCGCAGGTTGAGGACAGAGTCCGCCCATACGTTGAACCGCACCAATTCCCGATCCCGCTCTGCGCTGATGGAGTCGTGCAGGGCGGTGCTTGACTCGCTGCGGTTGATTCCCTTTGATGCGGAGCGCACGCCCACGACGAATCCAGCCACGGCGGCAAACGCGGCGATCAGCGCGACGACATCCCAGGGCGCGCGCCCCGACGATGAGGCGATCACGGTGTACCGCCATTTTCGGATCCGCGCTCAGCGAAGCGCCCCGCCGCTGCAGCTGCAGCCGTCGCGGCGACAGTCGATGACAGCACGGAGACGGCTCCGGGGCCGACATCGGAGCGCATGATCACCGAGGCGATCGCACACCCGCACGCGGAGAGCACCGAGAGAGCGAAGAGCGCGCGCCGCATCGATAGACGGCCAGATGGAGAGCGCAAGAAGGCAATCACGATCGTGTCTCCTGCCAGGCATTCAGCGCATCGACGATCGCGCGTGCCGCCGTGGAGATCCATTCGGGCGAGCGCATGCGCTCCTCGGTCTCCGGATGCGAGATGAAGCCCACCTCCACCAGGACGGCTGGGGCGTTCGTATCGCGCAAGACGGCGAAACCGCACTCCTTGTCGCCGTCGCCGTCGGTCTTGTCCAGTCTGGCGATCTCGCCAGGGAAGGCGCGCCCCATCTGGCGCAGGACGGATTCCGCCAGCGGATCAGCCGCGGTCTGTCCCTTGGTGGTCCACACCTCGAAGCCGCTTGCGCTCCTGTTCGCGGCCGCGTTGCAGTGGATTGAAACGAATGCGTCGCACCGCGAGAGGTTCGCCCTGTCTGCGCGCTCCTGGAGCCCCACGAAGATGTCGCTGGAGCGGGTGAGCGCGATGCTCCACCCGGCATTGAGCGCGAGCGTCGCGCACAGCCACGCGATCTGGAGCGTCACATCGGATTCGCGGAGCCCTCCCAGGCCGACAGCACCGCAGTCGTGCCCGCCGTGTCCCGCATCAATACAGAGTTTCATGTCGCTTCCTCGCGCCGTCAGGTCTGTTCAGGATCGGACGCCCGGCGCCTGGCGTACCTGTTACCGTTCGCCACCTCGACACGGAGGTCGGAGATGTCGTTCCTCATGGCATCGACCTTGTCAAACAGCCGTTCAAACTTCGCGTCGCTCTGCAAGCGTTCCGCATCCGCGTGCTTTTCAAGAGCCTTCTGCTGTTCAGCAGCGGACGTGGCAAGATCGCTCTTCGTTGCGAAAAGCCACTTCCCGGCGAATGTCACGAGGACCGAGACGAGGCCAGCCTCGACGCCGATCTGTGAAATGTCGAGGCTCATTTATTCTGAGCCTTCTTCTTGAGTTCGGAGGCGTCGTGTATGTCTGTGGAAATTACACGCATCATCTCACCTTTACCCATTGTCCATTATGAGATACATAGACACCGGATGCATTCTTCCATTGTCCATTATGAGATACATAGACACCGGATGCATTCTTCCATTGTCCATTATGTGGTACGCATACACTAAATTGAATATCACGCACCAATCGAATTGGGAAACGAGAAGATGCATAACTATTTCCGATAACACTGTATATGGTAGGAACATTCCTAGATGCATGAAGATACACCGACCCATATGGGTCTGGGGACCACCCGTGGAAATATCCTTCCTCTTTTTTGTTGCTCCAAGCGTGCGAATATCCGGAATATGATCCAGAACCTCTCAAAGAAAATCCATATCGATCTAAATTCGATCCCTGATTCGGCTCGTTCCAAGATGAATCATTAGCTTTTATTGCCGCACCAGCATCGTCTGAGTTTGGAGGGATAGGATTTGCAGCAACTAGCGCAGTTCGTAGCGCAAGCAATTCCTCGTATGAGGGCCAATGCCATCCATTATTCTCCGCTGTAAGCAAGGATGCAAGAGAATTTAGATCTGTTACTGGATAGTATCTCCCGTCTCCATCATCAGAGGCGGCATTATTCCAGTAAGATCCAAGTCCTGTATATGCAAGATTTTCAGCCATCCATTCCTTGCCATCAGGCATGAAGACTGTTCTGTACGATCTTCCAAGTATTGTTGAAGTAGGCATCAGGCAGGAACCACATACCAAACAGCATCCTCTTCAGTCGGATTTCCAACAGGAACGGATGTCGAAATTGTAATGACTTTCTTGATGGCACGTCCTAACTCATCAGTAGACAACATTGAAGCATTCGGAACATCGCGTACCCACAACCCACCGTCCACGGTCGCTCCCTTCTCGGCCACGAGTTGCCGGTGCACGGGAATCTCGGAAACGAGAAGCTGATAGATGACGGGGGGAGGAGAGCCCGCGTTGTTCGGGTTCACCGCGTAGAACTTCACCCCGTCGAACCCGACCCCGTAGAACGATCCCAACGGGTTGTTCTGGATGGTCCAATGGATGCCGTCGTAGGAGTAGGCGTACCCGCTGGCACCGGTGATGAGCCAGACACCGTTGCCGGCACAGACAGAACCTGTCGGCATGACCGAAGATGCGGCGATGTAGGGATCGCCTTCGTTCGACCGAACGTACGCCTGCGGGGCGGTCCAGGTCACGCCGTCGTCGGTCGACATGAGCAGAACACCCGTGTCGCGCTCGAAGGCGACCCACTTGCCGAAGCGGTCGGTGTCGATACCGCCGATCACGTTGGCTCCGGAGTAGACGTCCGTGAAGCTCGTCCAATTGATCGTGCGGGTGATGAACCCATGGTTCCCGACCATGCACGAGGCGGAGGAACTCACACCGATGTCGGCGATGACGTGTGGTGCGGCGGGGCCGAGCACCCACGCGGACGCCTTGAGCGTTCCGTTCGCGTTGAAATTGCTGGCGATGTCCTGTGCGTAGTACCAATCGCCCAAATTGTCGCTCGTGGCGACCCATGAAGGCACACCATTGATCGCGAGGTATCGAAGGCATGGAGGATGCCAGTTCATTGAGCCAGGACCAACGATCCCGTAGAGGCTGGCGTCCCGTACGACCGTGACCCACTCGTCAGCCGTCCAGTAGAGGTTCGCAACACCGTCATTGGCGCACCACACCTTCGTGTGAACGCCCCCGATCCATGCGTAACCGGGAGAGATGCCGCGCCCGCCCATTGACGAACCATAGCCCCAGCCGCCCCAGGTGAACGAAGTCGGTACCTCGACGAGTTGCGCCCCCAGTCCGGTGAGTTGATACACGATCGAATCGAGCGCTCCACTCTTCGGAGTGAACTGCACGTCGGTCGCGTCGGCCATCTTCTCGTCGAGGTATCCTGGTGCCGCATCGTCCTCGTCGAGCTTGACCTTGTAGGTGTCTCCGAAGCCCGGAACGACGGAACCGATCAACTTGGTTCCATCCGGGGAAACAGTCCAGATGATCGTCGACGAATCCCCAATCAGATCACCGAGATGATCGATGTCGAGAACGATGGATCCTGACGCGATCAGCTCCTGGACGATCATGGTCAACTTGTCGAGCGCGCGTTCATGGGAGTCGGCCGGGAACGGATCGTGGGGGACGTAGTCCGTCTCCTGCGTCTTCGGGGTGTTCCGTCGCACGTGCAGGGTGTACCCAACACCCACAGGTTCCGTCAGCGTGATGGACCCGCCCGAGGATTCGCCTTCCCCGGTCGCCGAAACGATCGTCATGGAGGTTTCGACCCCAAGGGAATCCTCCTTCCAGACGATGAGATGAGCGCGATCCAGGAACGGGAATGGAATCGGGAAGGTGACACTCGACGCGTCGCCGGTCCAAACTTCGGAGATCTGAGTTGTTGCGACGGTCATGCATTCACCCCTTGTCGATTTCTGGAAATGTACCTCACCACG